ATCCTGGAAACGTACGCGGCGCAAGTCCTGGGGGCTGAATAATGGCTGGCTACGGCACCGATCAAGGGTTTACTGACTGGCTCGCAGGCCAGGGCCTGGCGTTGCCAATCGGCGCGCCAACGGCGGCGGTACTGCGCCAGGTGGGCAGCGATTACGTCGATGCCGCGTACGAGCACCGGCTAGCCTGCAGCCATCGGGCGGGCGGATACCAGCAGGAGCGCGCATGGCCGCGTACAGGGCACCGCCAGGGCCGTAACGATGTGCCGGACGATCTGATACCGCCCGCATGGGTAAACGCGTCGTACAGGGCCGGATACCTGCAGGCTACGCAGCCTGGGTGGGCAACCGGTGCCGTTGATCCTGGACGTATCACGAAAAGGGAAAAGGCCGATGTTATCGAGCGCGAGTTTTTTGGACCTGATGTTATGGCCGCTGGTGATGCTGCGCCGGGTATTCGTGCGGATGCTGTGGTCAACGGGTTGGTACTTCCCTGGTTATGTGCCGCTGGTCGGCGCTCGCCTGATACGTTATTCAGGGTGATCTGATGGCGTTTTACGATGACATGGCCGCGATGGTGTCTGACTTGCTCGCCCCCGATACGTCGGGCGGCCTGGGGCAAGGGGCCATCACGTTGACGCGGTTGACGCCCGGTACACCAAACCCTACTACACCATGGGAGCCGGTGACGCCCACCAAGCAGACCGAAACGCTACGCGGCGCGGTGTCTGGCGTCAGTGCCGAGCTGGTGGGCGCGGGTGAGGGTAGTGCGGTGATCCTCGCGAGTGATCGCGCTGCGATATGCGCTGTGCCGTCGATTGGCTATCAAGCCGGTGACGTGCTCGCCATCGATGGCGTTGCCGTACATGTATTGTTGGTACAAAACATACCGGCTGCTGGCACTCCGGCTGCAGTCCGTTTTGTCGTGAGGAATGGATGAGATACACGCCAGAAAACACAGCGCATATCGATAGACCGGTCCGGGTGTACCTGGACGGCGTCGAAATCCACGACGTACATGAAGCCGACGATGTCGAGGGTTATGTGATCGTTGCGAGCCGCAACGCCGACGGTAATCTATATGATGATGGGTACGGCAACATCGCAACCGAACGGCGTACCGGCACTGTGGTTGTTGAGGCGATGTAATGGCGAGCGATCAGGCGCGACTATTTGCCGAGCTGATAAGCCAGTATGAGCCGCGCATACAGCGCGCGTTTATGGCGTCAGTGGTGGATTTACAGGCAAACGTCGATTGGCCCGGCCTGATCGATGGATTGATGGCCGTTGATATTGAGCGCGCCATCTTCGCATTGCATATCGATCCTGCAGCCTGGGCGGCATATTCCGCCGAAATGAGCGCGGCATACGCGGCAACGGGCGCATCAACAGCGGCATTTATCCGCAGCCAGTACGGCACCATTGGCGTGCGGTTCGCGATGACAAACCCCCGTGCCGAGGATTGGATCGCGCGCAACGTGGCCGCGCAGGTGGCCGGGTTTGCCGCCGAACAACGCGAGATAGCACGCGAGATTATCGGCGCAGGCTACGCCAGGGGCAATCATCCGCACGTGATCGCAACCGATCTAGCCGGGCGCGTTGGACCTACCGGCAAGCGCGAGGGCGGCATCCTGGGCCTGGATCGTAACCGGGCATACCGATATAACCGCATCAGCGATGGTATGCGCACGGCTGACGGTGTGCGTGAGTTGTTCGACGATCACGGCAACCTACGGTACAAAGTTAATGTGGCGACGGCGCAGCGGCTGCAGAAAGCATACGATGCGGGAACTGCCGTACCTGACGCGCAGCGCGCGCTATCTGATCGGCAGTTTTACAACGCGTTGATTAAAGACCGTGCCGACACAATCGCCGAAACGGAAACCGGCAACGCGGTAATGTCGGCCAGACAAGAGGAATGGGAGCAATTCGCCGAAGCGCAAGGTGTGGACCGTAGCGCGGTAATCAAGACATGGCGACATCGGCGCGGGGCGTCGCGCTATCATCGCCCGGACCATCTGCGGATGAATGGGCGCAGTGTGCTGGGCCTTGGCGAGGTATTCGTGTTTCCCGACGGTGCGCGGATGTTGCACGCCCACGACGTAAACGGCGGCGCACGGCACAACATCCGGTGCGGTTGCGATACGGAATACCGGCTTGACCATACGGCGGGGTTGTCATGAGCTTTGCAGCCGACGTTAAAAAATGGACACAGGGCAGCGAGGCGCGCATGTCGGCAGTGCATCGGCGCAGCGTGGAAATGTTGGCAGAAAAGATGCGAACGACGCGCCCGCAAGGTGGCCGGGTACCGCATTTGACGGGTAATCTGGCGCGGTCGCTGCAGGCGAGCACGTCGGGCATGCCGTCAATGGGCGCACCGAAGCAGGAATGGTTAACCGGCCAGGATGTGGGCGTTGTAACGGCTACGCTGCGACTAGGGCAGCCGGTATGGATGGGCTATCAGGCCAACTACGCCAGGCGTCAGAATTACGGCTTTGTTGGTGCCGATAGCCTGGGCCGTGTGTACGATCAGCAAGGCGCGTATTTTGTCGAGGATGCCATCGCGGCATGGCCTGAGATTGTGCAGGCTGCTGCACGTGAGATTTATAGCAAGGTGGCGAACAAATGAGCGCACATAAAGAAACGGCAATATGGTTAGCCATCAAATCGCGCATTGATACGTTGCCGTCTGGCTACGCGCGCGCATGGCCCGGTAAAACGTTTGTTCCGCCGCAGGCAGGGTCGCCCCCGACGCCAGCCGCGTACTACCGTATCGGGCAGGTAACGTCTGCACCGCGCCGCATGTTGATTGATGACGGCAAACCGCACAATCGGGACGGGTTTATTATCGTCACGCTGGTTTACCCGCTGGGCCAGGATGTGGCCGTCTACACGCAGGCCGCAGGCATCATTGCGAGCCATTTTAAAGATGGCACAAGGATGCGGTACGGGGCGTTGTGCGTCAGTGTGCCGGAATACCCGCACGTTGGCGACGGGTTCGCTGATGCGGGCTACTGGATGGTGCCGGTTCGTATACCGTGGGGGTGTTATGTGTGAACAATGCGAGAAACGCCGTAAATTGATGCGTGAGGCGTTTTTACAAGGTAAGATTGCCGAAGCCGTCGAGCACGCTGCAAAGGGCGTTGCGCAGATGGTCGGCCAAGTATCCCGGCGCAGGCCGGTTAACGCCCAAAATGGGCACAATGCGCAGGAGCGGAAATTATGAGCGGTGGACTGTATCCCATTGCGGGATCAAAACTTTACATTGGGAGCCGGGTAACCGCCAAGGGCGTCGTTACGCTGGGTGATTTCACCGGCGTTTCCTGGACCGAGGTAGGCGGCTGGGCCAACGCAGGCCAGATCGGCGACACGCAAGAGGTGGGCGAGCAAGCGCTGATTAACGAGCGCCGCGTTCGCAAGTTTAAAACGACGCTTAACGGCGGCACGATGGAAAATCAATTTGTGCCAATGGCGCTTGATGCTGGACAGATCAAGTTTAAGCAGGCTATCGACGATTGCCAGCCGTACCAGTTCAAGATTGAATGGGGCGCGGATTGTATGCCTGAAGGTCCGGTGACCATCAGCGTTGCCGATCCTGGTCTAGTGACCTGGGAGGGCCATGGTTTTGTCGCAGGCCAGCCGGTAATTTTCGAAACTGAGGGTGAATTGCCGACCGGCTTAACGGCTGGTACGACTTATTACGTTGTGGCACCGGTTACTACCGACACGTTCGCCGTGTCAGCAACGCTAGGCGGCGCGGGCGTCGAGACGACCGGTGCGGGTTCCGGTACTCACAGCGCCAGCGCACCGCCTGCGGGTATGACTGACATGTTTTATGCGCTGGCCTTGCCTGGTGCTCGCCAGGGTGGCGACGCGACTACACCGCATTTGCGCGCGTGGTCCGTAGCTGTGGACAGCAACATCATCGAAACCTAACCGAACTCGTTGTGCGGCGGGTCGTGGGCGGCATGTTGGCCTCAATTGCCGCCCACGTTTTGAGGCTAGAGGCTATAAAGGTGGGTACAAATGGATATCAACGAAATCGTATTGTCGGATGAAGCGCTGCGCGTTATTGATGATGGTGTCTGGATCGATGAACTAGACGACGCGCCTGGTGTGCGCTTGCTGGTTACTGGCCTATCGTCTGACGGCGCGCAAAAACTCATGCGGCAAAAACAAGCCGCGATACGCACTAAAAACCGCAACAAACCGTTGTCGGATGAGCAGATCACGCAATGCACGAAAGAGGTACTGGCCGAAGCCGTATTAAAGGGTTGGGATGGCCTGACGTCCAACGGTGAGCCGGTGCCTTACTCGCAAGAACTCGCCACGCGCTGGTTACTGTCGCGTAACGGTGCTAAGTTTCAGGGGCTAGTTGCTGAGGCGGCATCGCGCGTCGATAGACAGGCATCGGAGCTAGCTGAGGAAATAGCAAAAAACTGATTGCCCGGCTTACCTGGGCACTGGACAATCCCGACGCGCAAAAAATCGCAGCCGACTATATCCGATACGAGCAAGATGTGCCGGACGCACTTATACCGCCACCATTGCACGATATTGAGGATGCGTATTGGGTTGCGTTTTGGGAATTGTCCAGCGATAGGGCTGCCGGGATGTCTGGACCTGGGCCAATACCCGGATCTGCGATACGTGGGTACAAAATAGACTATCCGTGGTTGGATGATCGTATTATCAGGGCTATGGACGGTGCCTATATAACCCATAGCAAAGGTAAAAGTAAGCCGTTTGATCGAACCATGTTTAAGGGCGGTAGATAATGGCAACCGAAGTTGATGCACTCGGGCTAAGGGTCGATAGTACGGATGCCCTAAAGGCGACGGACGCGCTGCACGATCTAGCCGACGCCGCAGGTAAAGCGGAAAAGGCAGCCGAGGGCGTCGGCAAAGGTTCCAAGCGCGGCGCGGCTGGCGTCGGCGATCTGAGCAAGGTAGTCACTAAGCTAAATGCGTCGTTAGCCGGTATCGACAAGGCCGCCAGCGCGTTGATGGGTGCTGCAAATGCCCTGACAAATGCAGGCCGTGCAGGATCATCGGCTGCTGGCGATCTATCCGCCGTTGCTCGCGAGCTGGGCAATGTGACGACCGAAGCCGATACGGCTGGTAAATCCGTTACCCGCACAACGCGCGAACTCGAAATATTTGGTGCAAAGGGTATCAACGCCGTTGTTGGCATAACCCGTGAGTTGACCGGGTTTGAAGCGATGGCAGCACGGGCAGCACGCGAAGCCGCGTATATGTCCGAACAAATGCGCAAGCTAACCGAGCACGAAATACGCGCAAACGACCTGGCCGCGTACGGTGCAGAAATGGACCGCCTGCGCGCCAAATACAACCCGCTGTTTGCGTTGTCCAAGCAGTACGAGGTGGAGCTAGACGAACTCAACCGGGCGCATCGTGTGGGCGCGATCAGCGCGCAGGAACACGGTAACGCGCTGACGGCGCTAAATGCGAGGTTCCAGCAAGTCGCCAACGGTGCCGATGTGGCCGCAGCGAGCACCAAACGCGGCGCGGCTGCCATGGGCGGCAGTATGTCGGGGTTGGCGGCACAATTCCAGGACATCGGCGTAACGGCGGCAATGGGCATGAATCCATTGATTGTCGGCCTGCAGCAAGGTACGCAGATCGCCGGGCAAATGGAAGCCGCGATGCAAGGCGGCGTTAAGGCAACGCAGGTATTCGCGACGGCGTTTAAATCGCTGCTGGGGCCGGTTGCTGCCGCGTCGATTGGGCTTACCATCGTTGCGACGGCGATCATACAGGCCGTCGATTGGGTGGCCGTTGGTAAACGTGCGCTGGGGGCGCTGGCTGATGCCCTGGAAGTGATCGGGCCATATGCTGCGATGGCAGCCGCTGGCCTGGCGTTGATGTACGCGCCTGCGATCCTGGGCGGACTTGCCAGCGTGACGAAAGCGCTGACGCTTACCGCTGCAGCCGCGTTGCGGGCCGCTGGGGCGTTTTTACTGGCTAACCCTGCAGTTGCTATCGTGGCTGGCGTTGCGGCGGCTGTAGCGGCGCTATACGTGTTTCGCGACGCCATCCAATCGGCGGTGGGCGTTGATGTAATCGGTATCGTAAAGCGAGCCGGTAACACCATTATTGGATCATTTGTCGCTGCGTTTGAAGATATCAAATTTGTCTGGAATAACTTTGGCAACGTCATTGGTGCGGCAGTTATTGGTGGCATCAACATTGCCATACGCGCCATTAACGACCTGATCCAAGCCGCGTTTACTGGAATAAATTTCCTGGTTGACGCAGCGAACAAACTAGGTGCCGACATATCGCGCGTGGGTGAAAGTTTCGGCCTGACCGAGATTGATAACCCGTACGCAAACCTACTCGGACCAGCCGTTGCCGAGCGCAACAAGGCCATCGCCGAAGCCATGGGCCGCGATTGGATCGGCGAATTTATCAAGGGCGCTGATGCGGCAAGTGCCGAGGCTGCAGACTGGTTGCGCGGCCTGTTTGACGGTAACGACAAGGTAGACCAGAAAGCGGCTAAAGCGGCGCAGGAGCTGCGCGATTACATCGTACAGGCCGCCATGGCCGCGCGCCAGGTACGCGAACTGGCCGACGCGTACCTGGACGGTGCAAGCGCCGTTGCCAGACTGACGCGCCAACACGAGATTGAAAAACAGGTGCTGGAGCACGGCGAAAAGGCGCGCAAGGGCATCACGTCTGCAATCAACGCGCTGGCCGCTGCAAACGACCGCCTGGACATCAGTAAACAGATCGCGGACCTACGCCAGCAAAACGAGGCTGCAGCGTTTTACCTGATGGTATTGGACCAACAAAGCAAGGGCCTGGCCGAAGGCGAAGCGGCGCTCGCAGCGTACAACAAGGAACAGGCGCTATCGACGCTGCTGCTAGGTAAAAACGCCGAAGAAATGGCCGACCTGGTCGCGCTGTACAGCGAGGCGTGGGACCAGTCTGCAGCGATACAGACACAGGCCGACAAGATAGGCGAGCTAAACGAGCTGGTCGAATCGACGAAAACCAAGCAGGAGAAGTTTAACGATGAGTTGAAACGGCTTGAAGGCTTGCGCCCGTTCGCAACGCAAGCCGAGCAAGTCGAGGCGTTAACCCGCGCTATACGTCAATTGCAGGCCGAGAATAGTACATGGGTGCAGTTGACGGACAAAGCCATCGAACGGATTGATGGTGCGTTTGCTGATATGTGGAAAGGTGCCCTGGACGGTAGCAAAAACGCATTTGATGTGATGACGGGCGGGTTTAAACAAATGCTTGCCGAGATGGCACACGCCGCTATCACTCGCCCCATCATGATCACCGTCGGTAACGCCATGACCGGACGCAACGAGCCGGGCGGCATGGGCGGTATGCTGGGTAACGTACAGTCGGCAACCGGGCTGGTAAATGCGTTTACCGGTGGCACGATAACCGCGCTAGGTTCCAGCATCGCCAGTGTTGGCGCAACGATGGGGAGCGCGGCGGCTACGGCGTTCGGTTCCGGTGTCGCGGCTGGTGCAGCCGGTGGGTTCGGTACGGCAAGCGCGGCTGTTAGTGGTGCTATGGCGGCGGGTGGTGCTGCTGGTACTGGCGCGGCTGCCATGGGCGCTATGCTTGGCGCTGTCGCCCCCTGGGCCATGGGTGCATTGGCGCTGTACAGCATGTTCGGCGATTCGTTCAAGGGTGAAACGCGTTCGGGCGGTTCGTTCTGGCTGCAAAATGATCAGGTTGAGCGCTTAGGTGGACCGTCTGGCGGTGCCAGCCAGGGAGCAACGCAATTTGCCGAAGCGCTGTTAAAACAAGCGACGGAAACCATCAACCGGGCATTTGCCGCTGTCGATATTGATAACGCATTGAACGGCTTGATTATCGCATTCGAGGATAGCGAGAAAGGCCGGGGCGGTACATACTCGTTTGGCGATCTGTCCATTGACGGCCAGCGGTTCGATTTCGGCGCGGAGGGCAAAGGTAAGGGCTACGGCGGCACGACCGGCACGCTCGAAGAAATGATGCAGAACGTCGAGGTTGACACCTGGCAAACCATCATACAGGCGTGGCAATCGGCAATCCATGTATTCCCGGACATGATGCAAGACATGATCCGTGGCGTTGATGCGGATGCACTAGGCATGGACGCCGCCAAGGCGCTCGCCGAGCAGTTTATCGGCACATTAGAAGCCATCAACGCCCTGTCCGACGCTCTACATAGCTTGCCGTGGGTTCCGGCAACCGCGCATACGTTCGAGTTCGCCGCAGCGCTGGCGCAAGCCGCTGGGGGCGTCGAGAATGCGAGCGGCCTGCTGACCTCGTTCTATCAGAATTATTTCACCGAAGCCGAACGCATGGCCGACCTGACGGGTAGCCTAACAACCGCGTTTGCTGATATGGGACGCGTGATGCCTAGCACACGCGAAGAATTGAGGGCACAAATAACTGAAGCGATGGCGATGGGCGACGCTGGCGCAGAAACAGCGGCCAAGCTGCTGGCGCTGTCGCAATCGTTCCACACGTTGACGACGTACACGGACGCGCAGGCCGCAGCAAACGCGCAGTTGGAAGAACAGGCCAAGGCGACCGCAGACGCGTTGTTGAAGTCGATACAGGGCGAGGCGGCAGGTATCGAGGCGCAGATACTGCAGTTGCAAGGCGACACCGTCGAGCTGCGACGCCGTGAGCTTGAAGCGCTGCACGAGACGAACCGACCGCTACAGGATCGTCTATACGCGCTGCGGGACGAGGCGGAAAAGCTACGCATTGCCACGGCGGCGCAAGAGGAAGCCGACCGGCAACGAGCCAGCCTGGAAACGCAGTTGCTGCAGTTGCAAGGCGACACCGTGGCGTTGCGCAATCGCGAGCTGTTGGCGCTGGATTCGAGTAATCATGCGTTGCAACGGCAAATATGGGCGCTGCAGGATCAGCAAGCAGCGGCCGAAGCAGCCGCGCAGGCCGCACGCGAAAATGTGCAGGCACAACGCGACGCACTACAGAATGCACTGGCCGAGTATGCACGGGCCATCGATGCGCGTAAGGGCGAGCTACAAACCGCGTTTGATGCGATTGCCGACGGATTCCGCGCGTCGATTGCGAGCGTGCAGGCCAACGTGTCCGAGCTAACCAGCCTGGTGCGACGACTGGCGAGCGCTACGGCCAGTATGCGCGGCACCATCGATCCTATGGGCTCGCGTCAATGGGCGCAGGGCCAGCTATCTAATGCGCTCGCAGGTGCGCGCCGTGGCGTGATGCCCACGGGGGCGAATTTCGAGGCAGCGCTAGGTATCCTGTCGCGCCCGTCTGAGGATTTGTACGAAACATTCGAGGATTATCAGGCGGACTTTAGCAAGACCGCACACGACATCACGACGCTAAACGAGCTGGCGACGACGCAATTAACCATCGAAGAAAAAACGCTTAGATCGTTACAAAACCAACTCGAATATGCGCAAAAGTCGCACGCCGAAGAAATCGCCCGCTATGATGCAATGCTCGAATTGCAGCGTACGGATGTGGAGACAGCGCTAGGCACTTACACGCTTACGCGAGATATTGCCATCATAAGCCGAGATATTTCCATCATGTTGGTAGGTATTAATTCCGGCATAAACAGGTTAGCGTCGGCCAGCGGTGAGGACGCGTCGTTTGCTGTGGGTACAAATTATGTGCCGTACGATATGACGGCACAAATCCACAAGGGCGAGGCAATCGTACCGGCGAAATATAACCCGGCTGCCAATCCAAGTTTGTACCAACAATCTGCGCCTGGTATTGATAGCCGAGCAGTGCAGCGCGAGCGAGCCGAACAGCGACGCATTGCCGATTTGACATATACCAACACCAAGACGCTGATCAAGATGCAAAAAATATTCGATCAATGGAACACCAACGGTATACCGGGTGAACGCGTCGAGGAATTCGCGCCATGAAAGTAATACAGCCGGTCGTGATTAATCCGGACACCATGCAGGCCGGGCATTATCAAGTACAGCCAGACCAAGATAATCTTGTCGTGTTGCCGAACGGCGATAATTTTATGGTCTATCCGTTGTACGTCAACGTGCCGGAAGAAACGGGATACGCGACATGGGATAATGGCAGCACATACCCAGCCGAGACACGCGTAATTCACAATCACGTTATCTGGTATACGCAGATTGGCGCGGGTGCTGGCGATGAACCTGGTGACGAGGCGGACCCAGACAATCCGATATGGATCAATCCGTTGATGACTAACCCGTGGCGCATGTTTGACCATAAGGTAGGTACATTAACGACTAACCCAGACGTGATCGAATTTCAGATTACGCCAGGGATGCCGGTTGATTCGATTGCGTTTTTTGAGGTAGACGCCGCATCAATTCAAATCGTCATATTTGACGCGGCAACCGGCATTATCGAAACGCGTACAGCAGCGCCGGTGCTGACTGACGGTATAACGGACTGGTACCAGTATTTCACCAAGCCGATAGAGTTATTGCGAGATTTCGTGGTGACTGGCCTGAAGCAGAACACGTTCTACTCGCTCAAAGTGACGATCAGCAAACCGGGCGGGCTAGCCAGCGTTGGCGAGGTAGTGTTAGGCCGTACATTTGAGCTGGGCGATTCGATACAGGGTTCTAGCGTGGGTATCGTGGATTATTCGCGCAAGGATCGCGACGCGTTTGGCAATTGGGTAATCGTACCGCGTACGTACAGTAAGCGTGGCGAATTCGACGTGTTGTGCGACACCGATGCAACCGGCGCGATACTGCGGTTTCTGTCCAAGTTTCGCGCAACGCCAGCCGTGTTTATCGGGCATCCGGACCTTGAAGCAACGCTCATATACGGGTTTTATAAAGAGTTCGACATTATTCTAGGCGGCGCTTGCAAGTCGGAAATGTCCATAACAGTCGAGGGTTTGACACAATGACAGTACCTATGATTTCCCCATTGCCAACGCCCCCGAGCATGTTGGACTCGCCCGAAACGTTTGTAGCGCGAGCCGATGCGTTCCTGGGCACCGGCTTGCCGACGCTTCGCACCGACGCCAACGCGCAGGCGCTGTACCTAGAGGGCCGCGTACAGGATGCCGAGCAGGCCAGACAGGACGCGCTGACCTATCGCAATCAGGCCAACAATGCCGCCAGCGCGGCCACAACCAACGGCCAGACACAAGTAAACATCGCAGCCGGACACGCTACAGCAGCCGCGCAGCAGGCCAGCAACGCCGCGTCCAGTGCCAACCATGCCGCGAATATGGCGGCCAGCGCGCAGGCCACGGCGGCGGCTGTGGGCAACACGGCTGGCTTGCCAGCGTTGACCGGTAATCAACGCAAGGTGCTGGCCGTCAACGCGAGCGCCACGGGCGTTGAATTCGTCGATAACATGCAGACGTACTATGCCGAGATAACATCAGCACAAACCTGGACAAAGCAAGTATCTTGCCGCTGGTTTGAAGTCGAGTGCATCGGTGCTGGGGCTAGTGGTTCGGCATCCATTTATCACACCAGTGCGTACGAGGCTGGCGGCGGTGGTGGTGGTGGGTACAACCGCAAGTTATTCCGCGCGCAGGACTTACCGGCCACGGTGGCTTGCGTGGTGGGCGCTGGTGCCATCGGGACTGTAGTTGTTCGCGCTGTTGAGGATGGGGCGGCGGGCGTACTGGATACCGGATCGGATGGCGGGAACACATCTTTCGGGGCATTCCTTAAAGCGTATGGCGGACAGGGTGGCGGATCGAACAAGGTCGGCGGGGCTAGTGGATCGGGTGCTCGCCAAGGGCATATCAGCCCGGACGGATCGCCTGGCGGGGGTACCGCATCGTCGTCGGGAGCCGGATTTTTTATTGCCGCCGCTACGCCCCCGCTGACGCGCAACGGCGGTGCGGGTGGCGGGATGGGCGTTCCAGCCAGCGCGTCAACGCCGAGGGTTACTCCGGGCGGCGAATCGCTTAATGCGGGCAACGGCGGCGATGGTCACGGGTTTATTGCTACAGGACTTTCCGCAGGGGACGGCGAATTTCCCGGCGGGGGTGGCGGCGGTGCTCACTTGCGCATTGTCGGGCCTGGGACAACCACTAGCGGCAAGGGTGCCAACGGCATAATCAGGATCAAGGGGTGGTAATCATGCGTTATGCAATCGTGCAGGATGGTAAGGTGGTTAATATCGTCGAGGCGTCGCCACGTGTAGCCGAAGCGAACGGCTGGGCCGACTTACCGGACGGCGCTGGTATCGGTGACACATACGCTGACGGCCAGTTTACGCGAGCCGTTGCTGATAATGTGCCAACATTCGAGCCGGTGCCGCGCCACGTCGCCAAGATGGCCGCTATACAAATCGGGCTGTGGCCTGCGTTGGTGGCGTACCTGGATCGCATTAAAGACCCGACACAACGCGCCATGGCCGAGATAGCGTTGCACGAGTCGCCCATGTGGTTTCGCGACATGGTATTTCTGGCCGATGCCGCGCAAGTCATGGGCGTATCACCCGGTACGCTGGACGAGCTATTTAACGTTGCCGCAACTATTGAGGTATAAGCATGGCTGATTATCCATCGATACATACCGGCGTTGGCATCGATGCCGGTATATCCGAGATTGCCAACATTGCCGACATCCGGCAGGAAATCGACGGTAACCGCGTGTTAGCACAATCGGCGGCCACCACGGCAACCAATCAGGCCGGGCTAGCGAGCGCGTCAAAAACCGGCGCAGATGATGCGCAGATCGCCGCCGAAGCCGCACGTGATATTGCGGTGACAAAGGCGGGCGATGCGAACGATAGCGCTACGGCGGCGGGCCTTGCCGAGACTGGCGCAGAGGCTGCGCGCGACCTTGCCGAGACATACCGCGATCAGGCGCTAGTCTATCGCAATCAGGCATCGCAGATTGCGGCGGGCGATCTGATCGACGATGTAAATCCGTCGGATGCGATGACGTATTCTTCGGAAAAGATAGAACAAATCCTGTCGAGCAGCGGCGCGTTAACGTCGCAGGTAATCGCAGCAGCCGGGGCCAGTCTGACGCTAACCGGTGCGTCAGTTGGCTTATTCCACATCACGTTGACGACAGCCAATTGCAATTTGTCGGTATCTATCCCGACGGTTGCGCCTGAGCTACGCATCATCACACTGGTACTAAAGCAGGGTAGCGGTGCCAACGAGGTGACATGGGATAGCGCCATAACGTGGCAAAACGGACGCCCGCCGATACTCGCATACGATATTGATGTTGTGGACATTGTGCGCCTGGTGTCGGACCCGACGAATTCGGGCGAGTGGTTCGGTATCTTTGACGGGGCCTGGTTCTCATGAGCAAATCTGGCATCATTACAGCGCAAAGCATGATCGAGGGGCACCATCGGTTTATGGTGCGCAATACCGGTGATACGGACGACCCAGAAACCGATCTGTACTGCGTCAACGAGCAAGGCGTGCTCGCCAACAACCGGCACTTTATCGCGCATTCGATGATGGAGTACCAGCCGAACGGTGACGGCACGACTGAGGGCCAGTCCCTGGAAATCCTGGGCTATGCGTACGCATATATTGCCACGGGCAACGCCGATTACCTGGCCGAAGCCGTCAAGTATTTCGATGCGTACGTTGATTATTTTTATGCCGGGCAGCCGATACCAACTACACCGCAACGCTGGATTGCAAACTGGATCGTAAACAGCAAAGAGCCGGTACTAGCCAATTATCCCATTGATGTAGATTACCCTACGCATAGCGGGTTTAAGGGCGTTGTACTGACATACCTCAACGGCAATACGGTTATACCGCCTGGTACGCCGACATGGGGCGAATATCTGGACAAAGCTACCTTTGCATTCGATGGTGTGCTCGCGTGGGATGCCATCAACGCGAGCGTACAGGCCGAGAATCCAGACGGTTCTACGGATTGGTCCAACGCGGGTGACCAGTACGACGTTGACTATATTATTAATTGGGAAGGTAAGAAAATCGACGCGGGCGGCAACGTCATATCGTCGGGCCATTCAAGCGGTGAGTACGGCACGATCCAGCTCAAAGACACCAACATTAACGGCGCGTACAAAACCAACTACACGACCAAACAGCCGGTCGTTGATGGCGGTTATCTGATCGACCGCAACGAGGTACAGCATAACAGGCCGTGTCACGTGCCGTTGCCAGGCGATGTGAACCAGATGGGTAACGCGGCGGATGGCGAAGAATGGTTTCTTGATGCCTGCTACATACTGTGGAAGATAACCGGCGAAACCCGCTATAAACAGGCGTTTGATTGCGTGTCGTTTACGCTGCACGAATATACGTTAATCGATTCGGCAGACCAATTTTTCCGCAAGTCTGAAGCAGCCGATACACCATACACTGATGGTATATCGTACTCGTTTACGTTTCCGTCCAGCGGCGTGGAAGTCGAATACACGCGCGACGTTGATGGGTACATTAATATTGAGCTGGACGCCACCGCGCAAGAATCTATGGAGCAACAATCCGTATGGTTCCGCGTGCTGCCCGAATCCGAGCTGGTAACGGAATTCGGCGGCATGGGTGCGGTAACGAGCGCCCCCGTAACGTGTACCGTGCAATTGTTGGTATCTACGGACAAGCAAGAAATCAACGGCACGTTGTACGGTACGAGCTTTCCGAACAGCACCAGCATGACGCCGGTAAAACACAACGTGCCTATGTCCGGCCTGGTGCGCCTGGAAAAGCCAGGCGGCGGCACATACATACTGGCTGATGCGCGCGCCGTTGATGAGTACGGCGGGGCGGTGCTGACTGTGGATGTCGAAACGCTGGTGTATGACGGGCGTAATGGCCGCGTGGTGTCGTGCTTATTCCCGGATGATGATGCGGGCCTGGACGTCGGATTCTGGCTTGAAACCAGCGGCACCGCGCCCGTAACGTCGATTGTGGTCCGTACCGATGGCGAGTTCGACATCCGCATAACCGATGACGACGGCTGGCGCTGGTACTGGATTATTCCGGACACCGAAGGCGCGTGGGTTAATTTTGTGCTTGATCCTGGCGCAATGATCCTGTCTGGCTATCAACCAGATCATCCAAGCGACCAGGCACCGCCTACACCGGTATTTACTGAGCTTGCCGAGCTGGTGGTGCTGCTGGAAAACGGCAGTGATACCAACAAAACGTTTTCCTACTATTGCATCAACGATATTCCGCCGTTGTACAACATGGCCGACGGCTACACGCTCAAATACCGCATTACGCTGGCCTGCAGCGAGGCGTACACGGCAAAGGTGGGTGACTGCACCATCGATGGTTACCGCGATGATTCGCTCGCCTATACGCCAGGTGTGATACCGTTTTCAAACATCTACACGACCGGTGCTATGCAATTCGGCGGTTGGCGTGGGATGCCTTATCCTGGCTACCAGTATCCTATGATATATATCCCTGGCCTATTCGACGGTAACGGCAATCTCGTGCCGTCTGAGGATTTGCGCCTGCGGAATATGATCGATTTCGTATATGACGCGCAGCAGTGGTACTACGGCGAATTCGGCCAGCTCGGCCCGGTGGCAAGTGCCTACATTTGGGATCGGTGGGATAACTACAAATACGGACCGCCGAATACCTGGACTATGTACCATTGGGGCGATGGTGTGGCCTGGTCCGGCTATCAGCCGCGCGCGTTTCAAGGTGCGTGCCGGGCGTGGCATGAGCTGACAATGATGGGGTTTGACGCCAACGATTACCCGCGTCTGGTCGAATACTGCGAAAACTGGATAATTTGGTTGGCCGGGTTTGTTGATACCTACGGCATCACGCCTACGGACTTCCCGCCCGATAGCGTGCCGGTGGGCGTGCCGAACGACTTCACGGGCCATATGGCCGGGTTATTCTTGTCGGGCTGTTGCATGGCCTATATGGCCGGTTGCACGCTGCCAGTGTTGCCGCGATTGATAGAACAAATCGTCAACGAGATACAGGATAACTACCCGGTCAACAGCGGCGGCTGGAGTTCCTGGGTTGGCGGCGGTATGTTTTTTGGGTTCTGGTCTGGCGAGTTGCTGCGCGGCTTGGCTTGCTATGCCATGTATCATCGGTATCACGTGGGAGAAAACATATATGCTTGACCTAGTGCCGGATGTAAAAAACTGGTGGCGTTTCTGGAGTATTCGACTAGGTGCGGTGGGCCTTTCCATTGTTGGTATTTTCGAGGTATTCCCCGATGTTGCGACGACTGTTTGGCTGGCTATCCCTGCTGATATCAAAACTACGTTCTCGCCAGAAACCGGGCGATACATCGGTTACGCCATCATTGCCGCAGGACTTATATCCAGAGTCATTAAACAACGCCGTTTGCCTGATGTGGGGGCAAAAGGTAAGCCAGGTATTCCGGGATCGGATAACCTGGACGGCGCGCGAGCTGGGGATTGATGCCAGCGACCTGATGTGCGTTATCGCGTTCGAATCGGGGCGTACGTTCAGCGCGTCGGTACGCAACGCGGCGGGCAGCGGCGCAACCGGACTGATCCAATTTATGCCAGCAACGGCGATTCACTATTTTCACAGCGCCGAAGCCATCGCGGCAATGAGTCCGGGCCAGCGCAAGGCCGCAGGGTTGGCCGCGTGCGATATGCTGGCCGCGATGACGGCGGAGGATCAGATCAGGTACGTTTATCGCTACCTGTTGCCGTATAAGGGCCGCATGGGCACGCTGTCCGATATCTATATGGCGGTGCTGTGGCCTGCAGCAGTGGGTAGGCCGGACGACGCTACACTATGGACGAATACCAGCCATCCGAAAACGTACCAACAAAACGGCGGCCTGGACATCAACCGGGACGGCGTTATAACCAAAGGTGAGGCTGCTGCAAAAGTTGCCGCGATGCGTAACGATGGGTTACGCTATGCCTGGAAAGGGGTTGTAAATCCGGGGCGGTAGTGGAACAAGACATAATGCGATGGGCATATGGTATCGGTACGGGGGCGCTATCTATCGGCGTCCTGGTACGCTATCTGTCCGGCATTTGGACACGTGACCGCATCAACCGGGCTGATTTAAACGGTAATATGTCGGTACTTGAAAACCTGCGGAAAGATAACGAATCGCTGCGGGCCGATAATGCAAACTTGCGACGCGAGCGGGACGACTGGCAGCGGCGCTATTACGAGTGTTACACAGGCGACAATGGCTAGGACTATACGGCGATTTGTCATACGGTACTGCGACCAGTTGCAGCTATTTGGGTTTTGGCTGTACGTGGTGGCCGCGTCCCTGATGGGCGTCGGCACTGGCGCATGGTTGATGATGGAATCGGCCAGCAAGCAGGTTGTGACGGCGCGTATCGATTCGGCGGATAAAATCGATGCGGCAAACCAACGCGCGGCAGAGTACCAAGCCAGTAATGCCGAATTGTTAGCGATCATCGGCGGCAGGCTGGCCGCAACAACAACGCGTGTGGCCGAAACGGCGCAGGCCGTCGATGGTATGGCGCGTACTGCAAGCGAGGCAGCGACAACGGCCAGCGTAGCGGCCAGCAAAGCCAGTACGGCGGCCAGCAAAGCCAGTACGGCGGCCAGCAAGGCTAGCGAGGCGGTTGCCAAGGCGTCGATACGCGAAACCGTGATAGTCGAGATACCACAACCAAATAACCCGCCATTGCCTGGGCAGCAGGCCGCGCCGGGCTGGATGTTGAACGGGGGTTAACATGATCGAATTGATAGCCGCGTGGATAGCGTCAGTCCTGGTCGCGATCCTGGGCGGCGTAGTGTACGCAGGACGCGCCAAAAGTAAGGGCCGTGCCGAAGGTAAGGCCGAAGCTGAGAAAGCGCGCCAGGATGCCGCAAATCGAGCCAGGGAGCAAACCCGCGATGCCATACGAGAAACCGATACGCTGGACGATGCTGCTATGCGTCAGCGGGCTATTAACCGGATGCGCGACGGTAAAGCCGGTAGGTGATTTTTGCGACGTAACGCCCCCGCCGTTTGAGTGGCACACCGTCGAGGAAATCGACGCTACGCCAGCGCGAGCACTGCGGTACATTGAAACGCAGGCCGCAGTGTGGGCGGCGTTGTGCGCCCACCGTCGGCATTCATGATGAATAGTCCGTGTGACTGTTAACGCGTACCCGCACTTGCCAGACGTTGCGCGGCGGTGCTTCGCTGATTGTCTGCACATTGATCGGCGAAACCTGCACGTCAACGCTCGCCGCGTGTGCTGCACTGACGTTTAACGCGCGCTGCAGTCCCTGTGCCGCATCCGTGATCGTGGGTGCACCGGATACCAACGGCGGGTAAACCTCGAAACCGGCAGAATCCGCGATAATTCGCGAGCCGTCCGGGAAATGCCATCCCGTGGTTGGTAGTTGGCTACGCGTCGCGAGCTTGTCGCATAACTCGATAGCGTCCAGATAATTCGACAGCGCATATATTGCATGAGCGATCATCATTGCGTGGCACTCCGCACCATAGCGGTTATGTAGTGATCGGCTGGCACCGGTTCGCCGTGGTACTCGCGACGTGCAGCCATCCGGTTTAATTCTGCGGTTTCGTTCCACCGGTCGCGGTCGCAATCCGGCTTGCCGCCAGCCGCGTACAGCGTAACGGGTTTGCGGTTTTGCATCACGTAATCGACCGCGTATAGCTTTTTATTCGGTTCGGCGCGCAACCGGCGCAAGATGGATTTCATTTTCTTAGGCGTGTAGCCGGTCGCGTCGCATATTTGCTGCTGGGTGTATCGCTTACCGCCGTCAAACAACGCCAGGACGCGTACACCGCTAATCGTTATGGGTTCCATGGGGTTATCGTGCACTCCGAGTGAGGATGGCCCGTAACGCGTCCAGCGCGTCTACCTGGCCCTGGTGGTAGTCGAGTGGATGGATATCGTATGCGGCCTGCGCCTGGTTGCGCAGCGTCGCGATTTCGTTATCCAACGCCAGGTACATTTGCGAGACGGCGAACCATTGCCAGCGCGTAGACGGTGCAGCATACCTGCCGTTTTGTGTGCGTCCGGTTACGCCGCCGTTAGCCAGGATAAACCGCTCGAATGATGGTCGGATGAGTTCGGCGCTCATATGGCACCGTTCAAAACCAGATGTACGTTGCTATCGTTCATTTGCGATTTTTCTAAATTTGGCGATCAGTTCTTCGCGTGGTACGTGCGGTTGGCGCGGCGTCGATGGCTTGGGTTAACAGGGGTTCGAGTGGCGCGCCAGCATCGCGCAATCTGATTGCTGCCACGATAAACAATTCAATTTTGTCTAGCAGCATCGATTACCCCGATGATTTCTTCGGCTGTTAAATGTTGGTGCATATAGACGTACGTGACCAGTTGCACCAATGCGCGTTTGGCTCGCGGCGTACCGTTGGTTTCGACAACGGCAAGTGTGACGTCGGTAAGCGATTCTTTACCATCGCGCGCCGCAACAACGGATTTGATGAATTCGTTCATTGTGTTTCTCTGTGCGTGCTCACAGGCCGCAACGAATGATTCAATGGGTGCGTTCATTGTGTTTCGCCTGGTATGCCTGCAGGCCAGCCGCCGTGCGGCTGATGGCCCATATGTTGTATGCGTGCGGCGCGCGGTACGGCCATTTGCTGGCCGGGTATACGCGGTTTAGTTCGGTTTCGTCCATCACGACGACAAGTTTAAATGTTGGCATGATATTAGTGTCTCGTTGCGTTGGTTGATTCGCCAGCGGCCATAATCGCCGCCATGAAATCGGCAAAATGTGCATATGCGACATCGTCGGGATTACCGATCAACAGGTTAGCAAATAGCGTTGGCGCAGATTCGGTGCCGATGTGCAGCCGCACAATACCTGATATGCCGTGCAGCTCGCAGATTTCCCGTAACTCGATTAGCACCGGCACAATCCGTTCATCGAATGCTTGCTCGCGATCCATGGTTTACACTCTAAGCGGTTGGCATACGCCGTTGAATTCCGGATACTCTGGTATCAGTACACGCGCTGACATCATTTCACGGCTTGGCAACACGGTTACCTTATGTTGTTTGCTGGGTTTCGTGCCGAGTGCTACGGCTACTTTCTCGAATAATGCCAGGTACTGCCATTGGAACTGTAGCCAGCCGTCGGCGCGGTCGTGGTGCAGCATGGCGCGTTTATAAGCCGGGTATCGGCCATATTCGCCAGTAAACTGCACGACGGCGGAACCTGCAGCCAACGTACCTTTGCGCGTGTCGGCGTCATACGTTATGAGCGCGTCAAACGGCAGGCGGCCAGCCAGTTTAAAAAATGCGTCGAGCGGTTCATTCGGAATGATAATCTCGGCTGCACCGGCAACGTGTTCGGTTTCGATGACACCTAGATAATGGCCGTTTGTACCAATAATCGCACCGTCAGTGATGCAAACGCCGTTTAGGTAATTGCGTATGTCCAACTTGCCGGTTAGTAAGCGGATGGCGCGCAGGTACGCCATGGGTACGGTTAATTCCATTTTTTAAACCTCGCGATCATCCATGCGTCGATGAGTAGGGCAAGCAGGAAACATCCTGCAATGCTGATAATTGATAGTGCGTCGATCACAGTTGCGGTTCCTTGCGAGTGCGTAGCGGCACGACTGGCGCGCGGTTGATGCGTTCCAGCTCGGCCAGGATGGCGCGCTGTACGGACCACATAGACACGATCAAGGCGCAGGCCAGCCCGGCACACAGCGCGCCAGGGATGCCGAAGGCCATATAGGCAGCGGCCACGATGATTGCTGAGCTTAGCAGCAAAACGGCGTCAGTCAGTTTTACGATTAGTTTGTGCATTACAGTACCTCGCGACGGATATACACATACCCGTTGGGGTGTTTGACGGGCCGCGATTCGCCGTGCAGACGCAGGGCGCGCGCTGATTTCGAGTCGATAGGTTCGACGGTGGTACTCTCGTTCGCCACGTATTCATCACGGCGCTTGCGCGTGTAAAACGCGAGTAAGTGCCGTTGTTCAATCGTCGGCTTGCGAAATACCGGGCGGGTTTCGATTGCGTAGTACATGTTAATTTTTCCTTGCGTAGCGCCATGCGGCGAAAGATAGCGGGTGTATGCCGTTACGCTGCGCCCACGTAACGTAGCGTTGATACCTAGATAGGGCAATTTTGCTCATGCTCATATTTCCTCTAGCCATTCGACAGGGATGCCGTTACGCACCATGGGGTGATCGAATTCGAGCGCGTCGCGTTCGACAACAAGCAAATCGTCCGGCAGCACACGGTATATCTTGCCGCCGTGTACGCTGGCGTGCATGTGTGCGTCAGCCAGCGAATCGTACAGATGGACATAGTGCGCGTGATACTGCGCCAGATCGCCCGCATCAGGCCAGCGCTTGGCGTACATGTCATACGCGGCGTCGCCGTGCTGGCTGTACAGGCTGGCGAGGTCGCCGGTGTGATCGGATGGGGCAACGTGGTACATGGTGTGCGCTCCGGTTAGTAGATGACGCGGCCAATCAGCGCGTTGATGTCGAGGCCGTATTCTTCGGCGCGTGCACCGGCTGCCGAGCTGGCGGCGCGTACCATCGTCGGCCAAAACTCGGCGTCGGTTTCGTCCAGTTCGACGTTTTCGCGGTCAACGTTTTCATCAACCAGGTACAGATTGCGGGCGCGTTCGATGGCGGTAAGTTCGGCGATCAGCGTTTCGTAAGCGCGTTCGCCATCGATGCGGCGTTGCAATTCGGCGATTTCTTGTTCGATGGTCAACATGACTTTCTCCTGGGGGCGCTTGGCCCCCGCTGGCGTATTAGTTGGCGCGTATCGCGGCTTGTGCGGCGTCGATCAGATCGCCGGATGGATCGCGGATAACGACGATGCCACCATCAACAACCAGTGCGATGCGGTTGCGCAACTGGCCCGTGTAGTACCGCGCGCCGTCGTACTCGAATTCAATGACTGCGGTATCCACGTCGGACCATGCCAGCGCATCGAATGCAACCTCAACCGCGCCCTGGTCGGTAATGTCGAGCTGGGCGAGCAATTCGCCATCGCGCAACGCATCGCGCATTTCTTCGCTGGTTTGCGCGCCGTGGTACACCAGCGCTTCGAGGATAGCGAGTGCGTCGCCAGTTGCCGGTACTTGCAAGCCGTTTCTGAGGGTAAACATGGTGCTTTCTCCTGGGGGTTAAAAAATGTACTGCGAGTCACTAATATAACCCGTGTCAGTAGCGAAACGGAACCCTTTAAATTGCAACAGTGTGTAACTTACAACACAACACCAACGTCTAACAGGATGCCGCGCGCCAGCTCGTTGTACTTCGCGTAGTCGATATCGGCTGGCAGCACATCAGGTAGCGTCATGACGGGCCGCGCGCCATCACTGGTTGCGACCTTGTCACCCTTGCTTGTCATGATGTACCGCAGCTCGCCCGCCGCGTAGTACCAGCGTACGGCGCGGCCTAGATACTCGCCGTTTTCGACCCATTTTAATTTTCCGTCGCGTACCTGCTGGCCGTTGTAATACCCGCCACCGGTGACGTTGCGCGCAACGACGAATTCGCGTATGTCGGTACATTCTCGGATGGTTTGCTCAACTGGCACGCCATCGGTTAGATAGCAGATAGCCGCGCGCGTCGATATGTTGGCTGATGGCGTGATGGCGAGCGCGCCGTACGCGTCGTCTACAACGGCAAGCAAACCCTTAGATTTCGTGCGCCCGTCCGGCTTGATAGCCAGATAAGAATTAACCGATTGGCTGTACAGCGCGCGGTAGTCCGTCGTTTCGGTTGCGAGGTTCGCGGCGTGTTCCCAATCGGCCACGATGGCGGCTACGATGGGTTCGAGCACTGCCGGAAAATACGTTACGATGCCGTCGGTATTGGCCGACATAACCCGCACGCCAGCGAGTTCTAATCGTTCGATCAACATCAGCATAGCGAGCTGGCCGGGCAACGTGGTATGTATCAGCAGTTCAGGCGCATAAAACACGCTGTATTGCGAGCCAGTCTTACCAAACGTGCCGTTCAACACAATTTTTTTCGTGTCGGCTGCGCGTTTGTCGCCAGCGTGTTTCGCTGTGATGCGTTCGTCGAAATACGTTTGATAGATGGGGCGAAACGCTGGGCCGACCGCTGGCGGATAGCGCCCGCTATTGAGGATCAGTTTTGGGTAATAGCTGGCAACGTCAATATCGCGCAGGATGTAGCCTGGTGCGGCCACCAACGCGCGGTTTGATTCTTGGCTGTGCAGACCACCAATGCCGAGCTTATATGTCGATTGGCCTATCGTGACGTTTAACCGCTGTAGCTGTGTCGGCAGTTCGATTTTATCGTTGGCGTTGACGACGAATTCCGCCGCGCCTACCATCGCCTGGACGCGCTGTAGATCGTGCGTCAAGTAATGTACCCACGTTGGCATCTGCAGGGTAAACCGATGGCCCGACATGCTGCCGGGTTTCTGCGCGCCGGTAAGATGCTTAATCACGGCCTCGGCTATCTGCGCATCCGATTTGCTGCGCAAGTCCAAGCCGTACGGATCGCCCATGGTAACGCGCAGATCAATGGCCGGTTTGACGCGGTGGTATAAATCAACCGTTGTGGCTAGGTCGTTTAGGCAGTACGCGCGCAGCGTATCGCGTTGATCGGGCGTTATTAGCGCGTCGTGCGGTATCGGCAAGTCCTGGACGGTTTTCGAGTGCATCCGCGCGCCGTACAGTTTTAAAGATACCGCAACGCCAGGTGCCAGTTCGAATAGGTCGATATGGTCGCAATGTGGTACGCGGAATCCATACTCGCGTTCGATTTGCCAGTATCGCTTATTGCCTTGAATTATCGCGTTGCTGATCTGTTTTAGCTCGCCATTATTGTACCCACATAGCGCGCCGCCCAACATCGGCATATCGTAATGTTCGGAGTTAAACCCGATCAACTGCGCGTTGTTGACAAACCATAACAGGCCGTCAACGTCGAGCGGCTGGCCGTCGAATAGCTCATATGCCCATTGGTTGCCGGTGTCGATATCCTGTAGGCATACTAGCCAATAGTTGGAATAACACTCAATATCGAATACTACGCGCATTGTATTTGTCCCAACAATTTGCATTACCGTCATTTCAGATATTCCCGATGCGGCACTTTCTCGCCGTCAACCAGAAAACCCCATGTACCACGATACCGGCCAGTTATAAACAGCGTTACGGGTGGCGTGTGCTGCGACACCGATTGTATCCGGTGATACTCGCCATAGCGTAGCGTATGCGTGTCTCCGGCTTTGCGCACGCGAAATCCATCATTGCGTTGTTCAATGTACCAGCCGCGTAGGATGATGCTGCGAGCGTTCCATGGGTGGTCGTGTAAATGTCGGTCGGAGTCGGCCCGGTGGATAATGTGCAGACGTATGGACGGTAGGCGACGCATCAGCCAGTTTTGCGGCCTGTCATACGGATTGAATATCCAGCCGCGCCCCATATAGTCGCCTATGTCTAGGTACGGATTGCGCGATGCGCGCGTAAGCAGCCAGGCGACGATGCGCGGATGCGTTAGTAGCCCGGCTAGTTGCTGTGGCGTAATCATTGCGGTATCTCGAAAACGTGGAACACCAAGCCGCCGATCATAATATGGCCCGTGCCGTGATATGTGGCGGTTTCCGGTATCGGATGGCCTGTGCCGACTAACATAAACCGGCGTCCGACTAGCGGCTGGTTGGTATCCACCAACGCCCATAAGCATACCGATTGCGCTTGCTCGCCAACGTGTAATACCGTCGCGCCTAGCGGCAGTTTGATTGTGCCATCAATAGGCACTTGATATTTATATACCGTTTTCATCGTTTGTCTGCCCTATCTTGCGCCGCCTGGTCGGTGTACGTCATGCTCGCGTAACGCTTAGATAGTTTATCGATGTTAGCGCGTAACGTGGTAGCGCGTTCGATGCCGAGATTCTGCCGAATGGCCGCTAGGTAGAATTCAATATCGCCGAGTTCCTCAATCACGTTACCCATGTCCAACGGCTTGTTATAGATGACGTATTTTTTGATCGCGTCGAATAGCTCGCCCGCCTCACTAGGTACGCATGACGCGGCGTGCCAGAGTTCGCAGCGGTCGGGTGTTAGTGTTTCGAGAATATCTGCGCCAGGCTTGGCGAGCGCGCGTACAAGTGCATCGTGGGTAATCATGGCATGGCCTAAGTAATGGGGGCGCGTTGCCCCCTGGTTGTGTTTATGCCGACATCTTGCCAGCGCTGATCAACGTCGCGTCAGTCCAGCCGCTAGCAATGTACTGATCGTACGTGTAGTCGGAAACCAGCATACGAGATTGCGGCGTTGGCGGCTGTAGGATGCCTGGATGCGGCGCGCTAGGGGCACCA